ATTATTTTCTCTAGCGATCTCAGCAAATTTTTCTTTACATTTTGGATTTAAGCATAATATCTTAGCCCTTCCTGTTATCTCGTCAAAATTTGTGGGATCATTACATATTCTACATTTTCCAGAAGTTTCGCCGCCGTGGTTTAGTGAATAATAATATTTACTAGGACTCATATTTTTTGGAAGTACATCATAATGCCGTACGTTGATATGCTTTATAACGTCTATTTTTAAACCAAAATTTCTTTTACAGATAGGGCATTTCACTATACCATCTCCTTATATATGCTTATTATATAAATGTCGTTATGTAATAATATAGTACAAAAACAGTAGTATGAAGAAAGAGGTGGTATAATAATGGCAACTGTAAAAGACATGAGTTTCGAAATTGATGATTTTTCACAAAATAAAATATTAGAGGGAGTGGTAGCATTAGCTCAGCAATTATATATCTTATTAAATATGCGGCCAGGTGATGCTCCAGACGATCCTGAAAAAGGAATTAACTTTTTACAATATAGAGTTGGTTTTGCTGAAGAGAATGGTTCATTTCTTAAAGCAAGTATTGAAAAGCAAGTTGAGGAATATTGCGAATTTAATATATCAGAAATTGAAATCTTATTAAGAAATGGAGAATTAATATTAGGAATAACATCGCCGAGTTTTAATGAAATTATCGTATTTAAAACTGATAATGAGAATATTTTGACATCCATAATAAATTCTTAATACATATATAGGTATTAAAAAGTATATCTTAAACAAAAGGAAAATATTAACATACTGAAAGGGAGAATTAAACATGGATAATACTACAAATAAAAAATCACTAAAAGACGTTATTGGTTCTATAATGGATACGCCAGAGGCTGAGGAGCTTACGATGTCGATGCCGGATAAAGAACTGGAAAAAACGGATTGGTTCAAGTCGTTATCTCAGAATCAGAAAGATAAATTCAGAGCTGGGGATATTCTAGATCCAGAGATGAAGGAATTGGACATGGCCGTCTCCAAAAGTGAGCAGGAAATCCTAGACGATATTAACCAAGATCTTGCAAGTAAGGATAAAAATGCAATATCTATGGAAGATCTCAAATCAGATGATTACACAATTGAACCAGATAGGGATAGTGAAGATTCTGAATTATCATTCAGAAAACAACTTTCTGAAAATAGTGAAGTCGAAGAAGAGCCAGAAGTATCTCTTGAAGAAAATAAGAAAAATGACTTAAGAGAATTTGAAAGGTCACTTAGAGAATCTGTTCTTGTAGAATTTGATGTTGCGACAGATAATATTATAACAGCTGGAAATAAATCTGCCGCATTGAATGTTAGTATTATTAAGAATACTGAATATAGCGACACTATTAAATCTGTATTAGATATAAATAATATCAAGTTTAAAACGTCTAAAAAGGGTAGATTAAAAAATGCCTTGCTTAGAAATTATATACAAAGGAATCCGCACGTAACCACACCATTGGTAAATTCTGGAATATTTATCACCCTATCAGGAGCATCCGTTCCTGAGATTATTCATATAAATAGCCTAGAAGGGAAAAAACGATCTGAGATAGAAATTAAGAAAATGTCATTAATCCAAAAGCACTTAGTCGATACCTCATTGGGTTCTAAAATTAGTCTAACTCAACTTCTTAAAATTATATACTATAAAGATATACAGACATTATGGTTTAATATCTTTATTGGAACTTTTCCACCAGTCAATGAGTTCCCGGTAAATTGTGAAAATCCTAAATGTAAAGCCGAATTAAAGCTGCAAATCCATGCGGCTGATTTAGTTCTTAATGCCGAAGACTTTGAGAAGCCAATAAATGATATCCTATATCATAATACAGACATATTAGACGTTATTAAACAATCTGAATTAGCTAGAGAAAAACGTGTCCTTATGAATGATCATACGATTATAGTATTTAAAGATCCTTCTATTTACGATCTCATTTACCTCACAACTAAATTGGAGGAACTTCAATCTAAAAAGGATCTATCACAATATCAGAATATAGTAGAATTATTAATGTTTATCGCATATGCGGCTCTTCCAGATACAGACGGCGAATATAATAAATTTGATTCTATTGATGATATATTAGAAATTATTCTATTGATGAGTGAAACTGATAGGATTAGTCTTGGCGAACACGTTGAAGATTACACACAAAAGAATATCGTTAAATACGGATTAAAATCATATACTTGTCCAAAATGTAATAAAGTTCATGCCGAAAAAGAGCTAGATATGAGTGATCTAATTTTTACTTTCTCCCGTATCCGCTGGGCGAAAGTAAAAATTAGATCGCTGCGGGAGAGCGAGACGAACGGTTAAGAAGAAAAAAAATATCAGACGATAGGATAGAATCCTATAAGACATTATTGGATCAGTCTAATGAGATGCTGCATGATATAATGCCATATAGTGAAATACAAACCATGCCATATAAGGAACTATTAGAGGCATTGGAACGAAGACGATTATTCTTAGAAAAAAATAAACAACATGCTGAGAATGCTCAATTAGAGAAAAACTTAAATAACAAAAAAAATTCACAAAATAATAGATAGATAAGCAGTATACTCTATGGGAGGTATTATAATTGGATATTGATATGACTCCAACCCCTTATTGGTTATCGTCAAATAGAGCAGTATTGGAAAACTTCATTGAGAATTTTGATGAACATTTATGTTTAGATTGGAAGTGGATAGGCTCAAATCAGATTCTATCAGAGAGCTTTATTCGAAAATTCAAAGACGATGTTGATTGGTTTTATATAAGCTTAAACCAAGAATTGTCTGAGGATTTTATTAGAGAATTTAAAGATAAAGTCGATTGGATGAATGTTAGTAGTAAGCAAAAGTTATCAGAAAATTTTATTAGAGAATTTAGAAATGATGTTGATTGGTCGGGAATAAGTTTTAATCAGGTTCTGTCAGAGGCATTTATTATTGAATTTCAAGACAGAGTCAACTGGGTTGGAATAAGCAGTAACCAGGTAATAACAATTGGTCTTATTGAAAAGTTTAAACACCTATTAGATATGAATTGGGTATCTTATAGACATTGTATAGTCGGATCTAATAAAATAAAAAGTAAATGAAAGGAAGTGTTTACAGCGTCTACTGATTTAGATAGGGTTGAACTCCTATTACAACTGATACAGAAAAATGGAGCCGAGGATATAGAATTATTCAATATGCTTGTTCCAAAATATGATATACAGTTGTATTATCTATATAATATATTAGTTGAATCAGATATAATTGATGGTTGTAAACCAAAAAATCCAACTATCGAAAATAATATATTAAGCGTATCAATACACTTATCCAATAAAAATATAGATAAGTGTGTTAAATATCTGGATAAAAAAGATAATAAAGTTAAATATCTTAAGAAAGAAGAATATGAAATTTTAACTGTGGTAGATGATAAAGTATTAACACTATCATTTCAAAAACTATAAATAAATTCTCTATACCGTTAATATGGTATAGAGAATTTTTATATATTATTCTTTATTAAAAAAACAGATGTATAATCATAGAGTGAAAAGGAGATGTTACATGAAGCTTCATAAGTTAGATATTGATAGATTTATAAAATTAAATGGATTAAAAGAGATAACTAGTATGAATTTTTTAGATAAAGGTATGGTTACAGAAGATGGTTTATTTAGTTCATCCATTTTTGGATTTTCAACTAATGAACGTAAGTCTATACCTGCATATATTAATCTTAAAGGAAAATATCTACACCCACTTACATATAATATCTTAAAATCATTAAATCGAAAATTTGAATCATTAATTATGGGAATAAAATATTTTAAAATTACAGATAAGGGGGAACTGATAGAAGATCCAACTGGAGAAACAGGATTAGATTTTCTATATAGGGAATGGGATAAAATAGATTTTAAAGATACTAAATCAATCTTCAATACTGAAAAAATTAAAAATATTAAAGATATAAATATAGCTTGGATAGATAAATTAATTGTATTGCCAGCATTCTATCGAGATATAAATTTTAATGATGAAAAACGACCATCATATGATGAAATAAATGAAAAATATATCAATTTAATTAGGATGGCTCATAATATATATCAACAAGAGCAGTATAATTTCATAACAAATCAATCTAAGGCCAGAATACAATTAATAATAAATGATATTCATGATACTCTAATAAATTCACATCTAAAGACAAAACATGGTACATTTAAAAAGAATGTAATGGGTAAGAATATAGATCTTGGTGCTAGGTTAGTTATATCTGCTCCAGACATTAGGGGAGAAACATATAAAGATTTACAGGTTAGGTTTAATTACATGGGAGTTCCATTAGCAACTGTATGTTCTATCTTTTTTCCATTTGTATTATATGGCATACGAGAATATTTTTATAATGAATTTATATACGGTGGATTAAAATACCCGTATAAAACGGTAGAAGGCGAGATTCAATATGTGACACTTATAGATCCAGAAATACATTTTTCAGACGAATATTTTATTAAGAGAATTAAGAAATTTATATTTGGACCAGATACACGGTTTGAAACTATAGATATACCAGAAAATAAAGAAGGTTTAAAATTAAAATTAAATATATCTGGAAAATTTGGTAAAGAGAATACAAGTATATCTAGAAATGCGACATGGACGGATATATTATTTATCATATGCAATAAAGTGATTGAAGATAGATATATATATGCAACAAGATACCCAGTTGATAATATAAATAGTATAAACCCATCTAAAATAAGCGTACTTACGACAAAAAATACAATGCCAGCTTTAATCGGAACTGAATATTATAAATTCTATCCGATAATTGAGTCTGATAAAGATAGTAGTCGAAAGTTTATAGACACGTTAATTGTCGGTAACGCATACCTGTCGTCATATGGAGGAGACTACGATAAGTTATACTTGTCGCCTTTAAGAAGAAATTCTTAATTGAATAATCTGTCTAATTGCTGGAACCCACTAAGAGCCTCTATGCCTATAGTTTACTATAGGAACGAAAGTAGAAATAAGTTAGAGGATGTCCTATGGTGATAGTAAGCCTAAGGGATATTAACAATGGGGAATCAAGCAGCGAAATCTAATCTGAAAAGATTAGTAATCGTTCAACGACTATCCGAAAGCTACTATATAATAGTAGTGAGTAGTCCTGAAATGGGCATTAGGAGTACGGCCTAAGCAGGTGGGTGAGAATCCCTTAAATGGAAATGGCAGAACTCTAACGAATAGTAATATTCTATGAGTAATGATATAGTCTCGACTTCTAGGGAAAACCTAGAGAAGTTCATAAGAGAACTGCATAGATTAGCGACCTATGTGAAGATACCGGGTGATATGCTATCTGTAATAGGCTTATTTACAAATGAGGCAAATGAGAATGCCAAAAAATTTACTGAGAGTAAAATGAATATTATCAATCTCACCAATGAAAATATGCGCACTATTCAGCGCGACTTTGTTCAAACGATATATGCATTTACAAAACACCCGACTAGTAAGAATAACGACATTCCGAGCTTTAAAAACTTATCCAGATCTTATAACTTTTAAAAAAAGAGAGATAGCTAAAATAGCTATCTCTCTTATTCGCATCTTATTTAAGTCTGTTGAATATTTCAGTTAATATCACTACAAGCACTGATGTTTTAATCATAAACATAAAATATCTACTGAATACATTATCCTTTCTAAATATATTACTTTTACAAAACTTTTTTGTCTCAGTTTCAATAGTTCTATTAGCCATTTAAAAATCACCAGCCCTTTCATTTTTAAAATCGATTAACGGTATTCAATTTGATTTATATCCCACACCACACCTTTCTTTATTAACAATATTTTTAAATTACTACTTACCCCATAACGGCATCGATAATCGCACACACGATCGCGATTTCAATATACAATTTTCCGATAAACTTTAATACTGAAACAACTGGATTACTCTTTTTTGGAACAGGACCACTATTAGAAGTCGCGGCTTGTTGTTCGATAGCCTCACAGTTAGCACTAGTTTGGATTCTAATTTTACAATTAGCACAATCTGACATGTTACATTACCCTCTTTCTAAAATTAAAATTACGATTATGTATATTCCAATTGATGAGTAAAATGCTTTCATACAATAAGAGCCGTATTTAGTTGCATAGTTAGATATTTCTTCCTTCGATAATACTTCCATTTCTTAAAGCACGCTCCTTTTATAGTGTCTTATATTATTGATACTATATATATAATATATAATCCAATTATGTCACTATAGCGGGTGTGATAAAAAATTAATATCGTATTATAATTTATATAAAAATATTGGTAGATAGCAAGTAAGCTATCTACCAATTTAATTAACGACTCGTTTGTGTAATCTTTCTCATCGGAGTTGGGCTAATCTGTGAGGGATTACTTTTTGGAGATTGTAGTACTTCCACAGGTTGCCTATCCTCAATCAATTCCTCTTTTACAGGTTCGGGAATATTTGTAGTATCTATATCATCTTTTAATAATGTATCGACTACAATCCCGTCCTTAAGATTCACCTCATTTATAATTGGAATATCTATAAGCTTCGCACTACTTTTTAATATAGCAGCTTCCAAAATTTCAGCATCTGATGTAACTAAAATTGGTTCGACTAGTTCAGTATAAGAAGATTTCACAAATGTCTCTTCTATAACTTCCATATCTTTAAAAATTTTAGAAACTTCTTCAACTGTGGGAGTAAGCTCATCGACGGCCTTACTTGTCTGAATAAGTTCCTCGACTTCAGTTTCCCATGGGAAAATCTTATCTGGGTTTTCTTCTTTCCATAGTTCAATAAATGGTTTTTTATAATTCTGAGAAGTCAATTTAACTCTCATAGATTTGTCTTTTTCATATGCCTCATACATTTTTGTAACACCAGACATATTAATCAGTTTACCAATCGTCGTCAATGGAAATTTGGACGGCATTAATACCGGACTTTGAAAGTTATATCCGATCGCATTCAACGTGCGACCTATGTCCTCGATGATAATATATTTAGTTTGTTCCATGTTAAAATACTCCCCTTTATTTTTATATTTTTTCCAAAATAGTCTCATGTGTAGCTATATAGTCATCCAGCTCTTTCGAACTCATACTTAGTATATCCAACATATTAAATTCGCTAGATATATGTTTAAAAGAATTCTCAATATCATCTAATTCTTTATCTGTGACATTTGTTAAATCGTCTCCCATTATTGAATCGACTTCTTGTAAATTAAGTGTAAGACCATCGTCATCATCCATGATAACATCTTCAGCCATTTCACATATAGTATTATTATGATCTCTATTAATACTTCGTTTTCGTCTCTCCTCTGATAATAACTCAAACAATGTAATAGCACCTCCTTATACTATAACTATGCGTAATAAATACGTTATTTAGATGTTACGCCCAGCTTGTAATGATTTAATTTTTATCTTAAGAATTACTAATATTAATGGTATAAAATAATATCGAAACAAATCAGTTACATTATAATCATCTATACTATTTTCAAATTCTGTGGCTGTGATTTCTACACCATTGATAAATTTTGAGATTACTAATTCTATTGGAGTTACATTGATATAATCTTTATTGATTATTTTATCTATAAATATACTATTATATAATAGTATTTCTTTATATCCTATAATATATGAAGCTTCATCTACTTTTGGTATAAATTTAAACCCAATTGACTGCTCTATTGTTTCATCATATACCTCTTTAAATAGTGATACTGGAAATTCCTTAAAGCTAATATACATAGAACCAGATGTTAATGTCTTTTTAATAAATGGCAATAATGGAAATGATCTGTTATATATTTTATTATGAACAGACGTAAATGGCAATACATCTTCAAATGCAAATATAGATTCTAATATCTCATCAAAATATATAACTCTATTTGTCATTAAATATTTCATTAAATATTTACAAGTTCCAAATCCTATAATATCCGATAACCATTCTGGTGTTTTTAAATAGCTGATTTCTTCATCATAATTTTCATCAATATATCTTTCATGAATAATCCTATATGATTCCATATAATTTCTAAGATCGTTATAGTCTGATTGTCGTATTAGAACATTATCTTCAGTTCCAATATTCTTAAATAGAACATTATAATTTTCAATTACTTGTAATTCAATATTTTTTATTCTAGATGTTTGCACTACAGCATAGCTTATTATATAATGATCCCGTCCTCTAATCGCACGTATCTTTACTTCTGTTATAGCAAAAATAATTTCAGTATTAAAATCTGGAATAATAAAATGATCACCAGGTAATGGTTTTAATACTGATTCTAGACATAATCCATCATCTTCAAATTCTGTATATACCCCTAATGTTTCATCATATGAGATTTCGGCTGTTATAGCATTTAATGAATATAATGGCATACTAGTTATTTTTTTAAACTTAACAGGTGAATCCGTATTGACATAATCCATTATGTCTCTTGTTCCAATTTCTGTAGTTGAGTTTACCTCATCTATTGAATAATATGTAACAAATGATGGAGTTGAATCTAATAGTCTAGAAAATTGAGATAATAATCTATCTTTATGAACTTGAGATTGTGTCTCTATTAATTTCTGGACATTAAGAACTTTCATATTATACACTCCTCTTAATATCATATTATACACACTTTAATAAAATGTCTTACTAATACAATAAAAAAAGAAGCTACTTATTATAAGTAGCTTCTTTATTCTCTGTACCTATATCTTATTTTCACGCAATAAGATTTCAGCATTTAATGCATCTAGTTTCAATGTCAATTTTTCAATATTGGATAATAATTCCTCATTAGTTTCATCTCCGTCCAAATCCCAAGATGTCCAATATGAAAAATTATTCTTAATATCAGAATATAGTTCTTTGGCTAATTCCACGATATTCTTTTTATCTTCATATACAATTACAGTATCGGCATCTACAATAACATAACTTTTATAATATGATGATATAAGATGAAAATCATAGCCTTCTGCATCAAAATAAACTGTGGCTGGTATGTTATTTTGTAATGCACGTATAAACGCATCTAAACAGTTGTCATAGATATTATTCAAACATCCAATTCTTTCTGAACAATTAGCCAATCGTAGCTCATTCCATCCATTTTCATTAATTACTAGCATCGTTAACTAAACACTCCTTTATTATAATAACAATATTATTTATTACAATTAATTATGATCTACTTAGATTATAATATTATAATTTCATAAAGTTTTCCGTTACAATAGTTTATTTTAGTATATCATACATTTTTGATCGTATATCTGCCTTAAGTCGCGATTCTATTATCCAATCATCTGATTCGGAATTAATTGGAATAACATTCATAACACCTTTAATCATATTTATAGCGTCAATAATGTGTTGAGCATCATCTTCTCGCGTATCTCTAATAAGTGTAACTGTAAGCCCCTTAAATCTTGTAGTCATTTCAATCCCATCCTTTTATATTATATTTTTTAGTTTACACATATATAATATATAATTGGATTTGGTCACGATAAAAAAGAAGCCACTTACTATAAGTAGCTTCTTTATTTAGAAGATTTATACAATATGATTATATATCAAAAATTATTTCGCAATAATGATATGGAAAATCTACATAGAGTATATGAACATGCTAACAGTAATATTCCACAAACCATGAGTGATCCACCTATAATCATATTCATTATACTATAACTACCTTTCTATTATAGATTAAGCTAATATATTAGTAAAATAATTACAAGTTAAACATTTAATTCTTTTTTGAGGTGGATTGCTTAAGAATACTGCATTATCTGGATAAATCATTTCACTTTTACAGATAGGACATTCGGCTCCCGATTTATTAGATCCTTTTTTTCTATATGGTAATACAGATTTATCATTTAATTCTTGTAGAGTTATTAATTTATAATCCATCAGATATCCTCTTCTTTTCTATTATCTCTAATTTCACATCTGGAAGTACAAATACTAGCATTTGCTGTCGTAAATCCGAGAATTGAGTTACATAATTCGACACACTCTTCGCATATATTAACTCTAGGACCTGCAACTAAACGTACGCTAGATTGTGACTTACCACAAAAAGAACATGACAATTCAACTCTTTTATTAATGATTAATAATTCATCATATTTCTTAGCTTTATCCATAAGTATTGCTAGATCTGAAATTTTAATAGTATCATTAGACATACCAATCACCCTTTCTTAATTGCAGTAATTTAACTATTTAGCTTATCCATTCATTTATTAATTTTTACACATAATTTGATATTTATTACGTCACAATATCTACAACCAACAATTTCGTCTCCAAATCCAAATGGATCGATTTGCTTTATTGGTTCGTGAAATCTAAATATGCATAATAATCTTCTAATCATTGCCAACTTTCTTATATAATTCAAATGCCTTTTAATAGTATCATTGGTCATACTAATCACCCTTTTCTTAATTCCCTAATTTGAATATCTAGTTATCGGGAATTTTCAACCCACGATTTTTTAATATCTTTCTGATTTCCATTTATTTCAATTCTGTATTCTCCATAAATGGTATCGAACCAACGTACTTTATACCATTCTCCATGATATTGTATTTCAATGATTAACTGCCCATGCTTTATCATAGTTAATCATCTCCGATTATCATTCCTGTATTCTTTTTAACATGATAAGCTCGATCATCATATATCTTCGTTATATGGAAGTCTTTTTCAGCAGTTACTGGAAATTCCTTACCAAAAACTTCAATACACCATTTTTTAATAGCTTCTATCTCAGTATCTCTATTTTTATTTGAAGTCGAAGCTCTTGCTGTTAATATTTTAATGCTAATACCATTAGATAACCACTCCTTAACTTTTTCGACCATTAAAGGAATTGGTTTTCCTATTATTCCATTTCCTCGATAATGATCATAATGGGCTAATGTTCCATCTAAATCTATAGCATATGTTTCTAATTCATGTTTTGGTTTTCCACTAGCAATTTCATTAAACATAGTTCCAACACAACCTCCCATACTATTTTATAGATATAGATGATAAATTCATAATAGTTATGATTAATAATATGGTTGTTATTGTTGTAAAAATACTCATGTATACTATAGGATGATTTGAATGAAGATATGCGTGATTAAATATAAAGGCACTAGTAAATATTAAAGATATGAATATAAGAAATAATACAATTATGTTATATACTAAAAATACATAATGTAAATATCTAGCGACATGTTGAATTAGCATATATATTTATATACCTTATCATATTTTGCAGAATAAAAATTATCATCAAATATAGATTCGTCTAGCGGCATTAATTCATGAGAAACCATTAATACCAACCGAAGATTATCAAATTTGGTTATGATTAATTTGATAATCTGAATTTCTTTATCTGATAATCTAAATTTTATATCTCTTCCCAATATCAATCGATTGGATATCTCATATATTAAATCAATTTTTACAGAAATATTTAAAATATCCAATTTTGTTATATCGACATCCTCATTATTGGCTATTCTTCTGTCTAACTTAACCAACTGTTCGGACATTTCAGCATCTACAATATCTACCATAGATAAGCATAATATCTTGGCTTTTTCAACACCCATTAGTAATGCGAATTTATTCATGAATAAAAACCTCCTCTTATTAATATATAATATTCTTTTGCAATTTAATATTGGCTAATGGAACTCCAAAATCTTTTTCATTATCCATTTTATTATAATATATAGTCATTTCTAGATAGTTAGTATATTTCTTAATTTCTTTATTAAGTTTTTTATAAGTATCTATATTAATATCCTTATCAGAAAAGATATTAATAATACAATCGACTAATCCATATTGTCGTATAAAATGAATTAGAACTTTCTTATAGCTAGAACCAGATACCGATAGAAAGATTTGATTATCATATTTTTTATCTCTATCTATATCCAAATTATAATATATAGATAAAATATCAAATGCACCCTCTGCCATATTAATAACAGCTGGAGCTGATGATAATAAATTAAGTTTAAAAGGAATTGTATAAAATTTAAATTTATCTAATACAGTATCATCTTCCTCTATATCTACAATCGTATATCTATTAATTTCTCTATTTTTAGTAACATTTCTCACAATCAAATAATCATTATATACGCTAATAAATGCTAGGCCATAGTCTGATAATTTACTATAAAATACTTGTTTTTTTACTGGTGGTTTTATTTCATTATACTCATACAGCTCTTTTAGAGCTGTATGAATTTTTAAGCTATTTAACTCATTTAGTGATATATTAGTACCTAACCGCTTATTGATATAATTAAGTTTAGCAATAGATAGTTTAGTATTTGGATTTGGAAAATTCACGATATATCGTTTTCTTTTCTCATTAAATCTGACATTCTTTTTTGATGATTTATTAATTCTTTTAAGATATACATTAGTTTCATGATTATTATAATCTAGAAGTCGTAAGAATTCTGATGTGATATAACCATGAGAACTACAACCAGAACGAAAGCAATTATATAGCCATCTTGGATTATCTTTATCTGGAACTTTAATGTTTAAGCTTGCTGCATTTCTATCAGCAGCACTATCGCCACAAAATATACATCTCATATAAATATAACTTTTATCTAAATTATATCTCGATTTAGGTTGCTGTAGTAAGATATCAGCTATACGTTTTTTTCCTTCATCAAAATCTTTATCCAGCATTGTCTAATAACAGCCGCGTATCGTTTTAATAGCAACTTCTATTCCGGATATGATATACTTCTCCTTTTTTATTGCATTTTTATCATCCATATTGGCTATTTTTAATCTTCTCTTTTCTATTTCAGTATTTAACTTTTCAATAATCGTATCGTATGCGATATCGCTAAACATTCCCATAATTACAACCTCCAACTAATTATTTATATATTATTTTACTTGGTTATACTCTTTATGTCTAAGTCGCCACCACTGACTATCATACATATACCCAGTAAGCGTGGTTGCAATATCATTAGCCATTCTTTCCTCTGGATCATTATCGTGAATTGAATCAACTGTACTAGAATATACGTCAGTATAATACTCTTGTATATTTTCACTTTTCAATGTATTTGTAACATATTCAAGCCTCAAGGTATTCATATATAAATACATCATTCTATTTGTTAATACAGATCTATGAATCAATTCATGTATAATCAACCATATGATACTTGATGTTGTTTCAATATCGTCTACAAATATATAAATTGTATCACTAGTAATGCCACACCAAGATCTGAAACTATGATCTCCTGGATATTCCTTGTTATTGTATGGAAATATACAAGAATTATATAAATCTTTCTTATGCTTTACATCTGCAATTATAATTTTAGTATCTATGCTAGGTATAATTTCTAAACCTTTTAGTGTATTTAGTGATACAAATGTATCGATGATTGTAGTTAAATTAATATTATCTGGACAATCCATATTTACTATGTTAAGCATTTAAATCAATCCTTCCATAATTTAAATCCTAATTTTCTATTTGATGTCTTTCCTTTTTGTAGTATGCTTTCTTTAACTAGCATATTTAATGCCGATGATATAGATGATTCGTTAAATCCAATAGCTTTATGAATATCAATATTTCTTATAAATATTGGATACTCAGAATTTAATATTGTTAATAGATATAAGAATACCGAATAGGAACATCGTGAAAATTTCTTATTACACATTTTCAAAATAAGATTTTCTTTTATGATAATATCTTTCAACTTTCCCACTTCCCTTAAAAAAGATAGCCACATGGCTATCTTTTATTTTTATATTTTATTGGTTTATTTTTCGTCTTTAAATCGTATAATTTTAAGAATTTTGAATACTTAATCTTTCTAATCTGTCCATTGGTGTATAGAATTTCACATTCTTTATTCGATACACTCAATATATAGAATTTGGCAGATATAAATATTTCATTTGTTCGATCAAATTCTGTTTCAAATGTTATTAGCTTTAAAAGTTGAGCTATAGATAATACATACTCAGTCATTGTTGGAATGTCATACCAACTATACTGAGAAGTATCTGTTCCTTCTGGAGATAATAGCTCATACGATCTTGTAAATTGCATGAATCTAATTTTACTTAATTTTTTATATAAACTAAGTGGTATCTTCTTATATAAATCAGCCGCCAATTCTATCATAACTGTGGCATTTTTATATCTACTTGTAATCTTATTTAACTTTTTCTTAGGAATTGATCCATCGAATCTAAATATCTCTTTATCATTATCGTAGATTATTATTGACTTTACATCTGGTTTATTGTGCTTCTTTACATATTTATATATACTTAGCAAGTTTCTTGTATCCTTAATCTTCTTAACTTTCTTTGGTTTAGGTATTTTAGATTCCTTTAGACTCTTAATAAGTCTTTTTCCAGTAGCGGTTGGCACAATTCGATATATCATTTGCAATTCCTCCTATAAGTATATGTTTAGGCCATACGTACGTAAAAAGTCGCTAAATGTAGTTTCTTTATACGTATTATTTTTATATAATATCTTAATAGTTTCAGTAATTTCAGTTACAGAATACCACCCAATAGATACGTGATACAATTTCATAAATTCTCGTAATCCAGATAATTTATTCAATAGACCAAATAAGAAATTCATATGTTGAATAGTATATGTGTGACTAAATACATTGTCATATTCCTCTTCACCGTCTTCTAATAGATCAACATTAAATTTCAATGTCATAAATTTTATCTTTGATAATTCTTTATATAGTTTATATGGGATCTTATGATACGTTGATTGCCCTGAGCTAATCAATATATGGGTTGCTGATAGCTTGTTAGATAGTTTACTAAAGTTCTTTTTACTAACTCTACCAGTTATATTCATATATGATTGATTCTGATCATTGAATAAAACAATATTCTTACAAGTACCACACATAAATTTATCAGTATTGCTTAAGTTTGTATTGTTCATAATCTCTATAAGATTTTTAATCTTCTTTGTATATTTTTTCTTACTTTTAATATCTGTCTTTTTAAATTTAGCTATTTTTGTACTTAAATTGTCACGTTTATTGAGTTTCTTTTTAGAGTCAGAAACTGCCTTAGTTGTATTGGGGTCATTTTTTAGTATAATTTTCGACATTATAAACACCCTTTCATTTTATAAAATATAAATAAAATGATAATAACAGACCTTAATCTGTTATTATCATTTATTTCTAATTATGGTTTGATAGTCTAACCATTAATATCATAGTCTACGATTATTCTATCTCCAGGGTCCATAGATTCACCATCAGGACTCCAAATAAATTCTTTTAGGGGTCTGTGCATCGAACAGTGGCAACAATAAGTGCTACTATAGAAATATGGATCAGTGGCATATGTCTCTGCGATTTTCGTATTAATCGACGTCGCCTTATTACAAGTTAGATGAACATAGCTAGTTCGATACGGCTTTACAAATCCCTTATCAATCTCGGTCTGTGATAAAACTAAATATACTTTATTTAGTTCAACTTTGATATCATCAATTCCGCGTCCTAATTCTGGGTGATTTGGATCTGTTGTAAATCCCATCTCACACACTCTCCTTATTATTATGATAATTTAGTGCATATTCAAGTTGTTTAATAGAGCAATTTAATAGTCGTAAGCTTTCTAATGCTTCAGTATACTTCTTCTGTAAAATATAATCATGTGTTATAGATGCTGTTACAAGAACTACATCTCCCATGACATCTCTAATATCTCCAGCATTTTCTAAGGTAACTTTACTTATATTTATAAATGACATTTCGATAATCCCCCTTAAAGAATGTCGCTTAATGGCTTACAATTTTTTGGTCGATTTTGTAACCATATATATGGACACGTATTATTTTTCCATTTACAATTAGTACATTCATGTGGTTTTAATTTATCTATCGGACTATATTTCCAACAATTAGCGATATGATCACTATCCTCTCTTTATTATATCGACTATATTCGTTTACATTTTGAATACCCATCCTTATAACTTTCACATGGAATAATAATCCCATTGGCAAGCATAACCAATTTATCTATGCCAGCTGTGCATTTTCCACTAGAGAATGGCAATCCGATTTTTACAACATCATAATATTTTTTAAACAAATAGTTTATTTGTTCCTTTAAAATTCTGTCATCTAATATAAGATACTGGTTATTAAAACATCGTCCTTGATTTACTAGTTTTAATAATTTTATCTCTTTAATTCCTATACTTATTAAATATTGAATAGTATCATCTAATGAATATATATTGACAGTTGTTGGGACTATATGAATTGATACATTCATATTAAATTTTAAAGCAGCATCAATACTGAGCATAGTCTCTGAATATGAGTTAGTATCTGCCATAAAATTAAATATATTACGCCTGTCGCTATGGACTGGAAAAACAATCGTATTGATTGCATATTTATATGATGATATATTTTCTATCTCAGCTATAGAATAACCATATCCTGATGTATATAAATTTACTTTTATATTTTTACGGTTTAAATATTCTAGTAATTCATATACCCTTAGATATAACATAGGTTCTCCTCCGCTAATATTTACATATTCCGGATTATATTTATCTATAGTATCTTTTATTACGCCAATATCCAAAATATCCACCCTATTTGGATCGGCATAAGATGAACAATGCAAACATTTATTAAAGCATTTATTTGTCAGTTCGAAAGTTATTTCTTTCATAGTCAATCATCCTTTCTTATATAACTATATATAATTAGAAGGCCTCTATTAGTCGTATTAGCTCGTCGGAAATTAATTCTTCTTGTACTTTGATATCAATTTGTAGTAAATCGGGCCTATTGTGGTCCACGTAGGTGAATGGGGTATTTATGAATACAGAGATATATTTTAGAATTAGGTTTTCTGTTACAGAACTAGAAACATCTTTATATTGTTGCAACAAATTGATATACCTTGGAGATTGTTTTATTTTTGCAAGCTTTTTATTTCCAATCCTTCTTCCCTTAATTCTCTTTGAGATGTTGCCAGATATCAGTTCTGGTAACATCTTAAATCCTTTTCTTTTGAGATATGTCTTCATTATGATTAACATTCTATAGAAATCTTTTCTTTTAATAAATTTCATATTCTCCATTCCCTTAAAGTCCTCGGCAAAGAACTGAAGAATTATACTAGTCTGGAATCCATTAAGTTCTATATTATCTTTATAGAACTCAATATCTTCATCTTTAATTTCCACATTATATTTAGCTTCTAATCGTTTAATCTTACTTTTACTACCATAGCTAGAGATAATAATATCTCGTTCATCGACTCTGGCAGCATTCATCTCTAATTGTTCTAATCCAGACATCTTATTATTGAATCGTTTTGTATTGATATCTATATAATCATGCGTATCCTTTCCTTCGACTAGATACTTTAAAGCTTTTCTAATTCCAGCATAATTAAGATTGATCATTATCGCATTAAATGTGTATTTATACATCAAATCTTGAATAACCATTTTGGTTATTCTATTTTTTGCGATCGTTGGCGTTATTCCTTTATTCTTATTACGTTTCCACATACCAGGATCTCTATAAGTTGATGTATTTATTGCATTATCAACTGTGGCATATATCTTATTATATATATTGGTATCTTTTTCAAATATTGGAAATAAATTATAAAAACATGTGTATAGATAATTTTTTAGCGATAAGTGACTAACCATATCATCTCTCACTGAATAGAAATGTGATATGATTGGAATACAAATTTTGATAGCTGTGCTGATAGACATTAATATTTTGCCATGATCGTTAGTAAATTGCTGTGGATTATCACTATACCTTTCTTTTTCATTGGATGATTCTAGATTAATCCGATACTGATCTTCTACGAACAATTCTATTTTTTTGATCATAGAAGGACTGAATAGGCGATTTACGATATCGTCCAAGAAACTATTGAAAGAATATCTCATATTTGATAAATCACACATCGTTTTTAAGTTAATATAGCATGTTATTAATTCATTATCTTTGTCATAGTATTTCATAAAGATATTCAATGTATCACATATAAGAGATGCTTTATTATAGAATGCTGGTCTTGATATATAGAAGATATTTAAATTCTTCTTTTCGATATTGAATATTTGGTCGAAATCACATATAATGATATCTTTCTTCCCCTTACGAAATATTGTACTTTTTATGTTTAAATACTTTTTTGGCTTATGAACATCTGCTATCATTAATTAAATCTTCAACTCCTTTTATAACCAATCCATATTTATATATATAATATATAATTACTTAATTATTTTAGCTTTTTTCACAATTTTAGATTTTACGGCATTACTCGGAGTCTTCGAACTCTTAGTTGTTTGAGAAAATGCTGTATTATTATCTCTATTATATCTATCTGCGCGTGCTATATTAGAAATAATCTTTGCATTTTTCTTCTTTTCCTTCTTTTTTTCTTGGATAGTTTTGATATGTTCTTTTTTGATTAACTCCATTAGTATATCAAAGTTTAATAATTCAGATTTAAGCTCTTTTAGATTTAGTTTATCGGATAACTGATTTAATGTAGTTATACTACTATAATTATCTAATATATATAAACATGTATAATATATCGTTTTTTCAAATCCAACAACGTGATTTGGATTTCTTATCTTAGCCGGTTTATTGATAGCTTCTTTAGGTAATATAGATCTAAGCTCGTCTATTAATAGATTATTCGTTTTAAAAGTATTTGTATATGTAAATACAAATGATGGAGAATTGCATATGGCTTTTATATTCCAATCTTTAATATTCGTAGTAGAGCTATATGTTCCTTTTTCAAATCGAATAACTGTGTCATATAATATGCCTTTTTTAGTTTCGGATGGAATCTTAATATAGAGATAATATATATCCCTATATCTATATATCTTAGTCTCAAATTTTTTATGAAGTTCAAGCAATTTTTCATATCTTGAGTTGTATTCTTCTTTTATATATTTCATATTTAATACAGCTGATCCTTTTCCAGAAGGATTGGTTAAATACTGATCTAAAGATAGTTCCATCGACTAAAACACCTCTTTCATAGTAAAATAATTGTCCATAGCAATAGAAGTATGCTATGGACAATTTTATATTAGATCAATCTAATGTTCCTTCAAATTCCAACTGATCAGTTAATATTGTATTAGTTGTAGCTAATAGTAATGCCACATCCAATGATTTTTGAATGATATTAATATCTGTTTTTGCTGGATTCAATATTTGATGACCATCACCTCTTAAATCGATTGGGTATAATAGAGGTTTTCCATCGGTTATTAATATTTTATCATTCATATCATCATAATTAGTTTCAAAATTTGGTCCCATTATAATTTTCATTATTTCAATATCTTCAATATTTGCACTATTAGAAATCAATTTCTTATATACATCAACATAAGCTTCAAGAATTACCATTTCAAGATGATAATAAATTGAAGGATTTCCTTTATCGATTTCTAGCTGAGAATACATCATCTGAGATAATGTATTTGGAACTGTCGTATTACATCCATAAAAATATCCATATGCTAAGGTAGATTGTAATGCTTTTAATCCATCTTCAGCTAATCTATATAAAATACTCTTGCGTTGTGGAGAATCTCCACCAATGAATAATGTGGTGACCCCATCTTTCAATTTATGATATCTAGTTAATAAGGAATTCTTTTGAATTGTTAGTTTTGACACAGTATCTGAATCTAGTTGCCCAGAAGTTAACTGGTTTGATATATCTATCATATCAGTATTTAATCCATCTAGATACTCAATAAATGAATCGGATTGCGTAAATCCTCCTAGTGTGATTCTATTATTTTTAATAACAACTCTTGAAGCCTCTCCCTTAATTAGCTGATCGATAGAGTCTGTTGATATTTCTGTATTTTCTTGAAGATATCCACAATTTGTTATATTTAAAATATCATAAAATGTATCTTTATCCATAATAGTATTAGCAGTACTATATGCCACACAGAAATTTTTCAATAATTCTGGTTGACTCTTATGAATTCCCTCGATATATCTATAAAAGTTTTCATTAACTCCACTACATATGACAAGCAATGATTTATTATGAACCTTTAGCTTATTAACATAGGTTAATATATCATTCATGATATTTACTTTACCATCGATAATTAATATCTCCACATTTTGTAAATTACATTCTACGTCATTTTTATTTCCAAATGCTTTATTCATCAATTTTCCATATAGTTCTACGCCTTGAACGGTTTTAAAATAGCTCACATTTGTAGAACTGTAGTCAATCAAAATATTCTTATTTGCAATATTATCTACATTCTTGTATAAATCAAATAGCGTATCAGTCAAATCTTTATTTGCATCAGTAGAAGTGTGAATTACATCCTTAACTTCTGCATCTTCTGAAATCTTAAAAGAATATTCAGTTAATCGTTTAATCAATTCGTGTTGGATTTGCTGCATTGCATCATATATTTCGGAATTTGTATATTTATCCCATAACACTTCATCATTTCGTAATCTGCTATATACGGCTGCTGCAATTAAAATTGCTGAACTCGTTCCATCCCCAACATCGTTAGCCTGACTAGCTGCTACATTCATAAGCATTTGATGGATAGCTCTAGGAATAGTTCCATCCATTTTAATCATCGTTAAATTCTCAAGCCCATCTTTCGATGCTCTAATTTCTGCACCATTTAAGAAGATATTATGCGTACCACCAGGACCAAATGTGGAACTAATTACGCTAATGATTAATTTTAATGTATGATCTACCGTATTATGAAAAAGATAAGGTTGTGAGATATTTGAGTGAAAATATTGTCTGTTCAATGTAAAAATCCCCTTTATTAATGTATTTTTAAAATAGATCCATAAACGCCAAATCGAACATGTCATTTTCTTTTAACTCGAATATTTCTGGATATAGACTTGTAAATGTGTCATTTTCCCTTTTAAAATTATAACTTAATTTTGATATAATAAATGTCATTCCTTTTATATTGATATCTGCTTTAGTAATTAAATTATATGCCATACCCATATCATGTAAGAATATTGATGTTATTCCATTATCATTAATAAATTTTGCCACTTTATCAATATCAAATATATCAAAAAAAGATTGTAAGCAGGCCGTATATACAGCTTCACCATTAAAATATTTTGGTGATGCTATATAAACTTTATTTGTAAATTCTTGTTTTGATAATATGGTAGCAATTGTAGATATATTTGTCATAGGAGATAGATATGAAATATCATAAAATTTTTTATTAATAACCTGTAAATATTCCTCATTCGTTATTATTGGGTCTAGCAATTTAGCTGGGCATTTAATGAGTGTGTTTAATACAAGATTTAGTATTTTATGCTGGTCTAGGAGATATAATTCATTATCTCCCAAACCAGCCGTTTTCATCAACTCAATAAATCCCATACTTTGAAGTAGTATGGTATTATAATTCAAGAAAAGAATATTTTCTTTATCTATATTATATATTGAGTTCATAAATAAAACATCCTTTTTACATTATGATTTCCAACAGTCGTGTTTACTTCCGTCACTAAGACGTTCGAAAAACTGGCTTTGAGATTCTGGATTCATATGCAACATGTCCGCTAATCTGAAATATAAAGATGTATACCAATTCGATTTATATTGTATTGGGTGCATATATCCAATAACTTCTATGGCATGTATAAAATGCATTAGCCAATGTACTGGATACTGATCTGGTTGTTTTAAGAAGATTGCAATATCTTCTTCAGTTACATCAAACTGGATAAATTTTGGAACATAGCCAACTGCGGCACTATTCATGATATCACTTCGTAATGCCCTTACAAATTTCTTAGATATATCTTCCTTGGTTACTCCATCACAACCCCGGATAGCAGATATTAAAGTACCTTGCATCCGTAAAGAGCATAAGTCCATAACCCAATCTTGCAACACGCTTTGTTTTTGACCTTTTATAAATCTAGTTTCAGTCATACAACAACCCTCCAATTATTCTATATAGATACTAGGGAACTAATGCAACATTTGAGATATGATGGTATCAATGTCTGCATCGCTACTATCGACTTCGATTGTTTGAACTGAATCAGACGATGCAGATCCTCGACTACTTTGATTAGACTCGGATGAACTATTTCCCCAATTAACTCCCGGTTTTGATGGTCGTGAAGGTTTCGATAGATCGACACCTAGATTAGTTGCAAGTTCAAAGGCCATTCGTTCCCATTTTTTACGATCAAACCTGGAATCATGTTTCATCGAATGGGTATATCCATTTGTCATTGCTTTTGCAAAATCATTTAAGGCATCTAAGAAATATTCAAATTCAATAATGTCAGGTTCCATATTGTATTTTCCAGTATCTGGAGAATATCCGGTGATGACAGTATCGACATTAAATGAGTGGATTAGATATTTGTCGGTTTTCTTGGAATCATCCAACTCTGTATATATAACAACACAAACATCAGTTGGATTAATACTGTCTTTACAAATATTTGCTGGCATATTATCATCTTTTAATTCTTTTAATTTCTTTTTCAAATCTTTTGCTTGAGCAATTTGGATAAGACCTCTTTTTAATGGTAATCCAAATTCTTTAAATTCGCCGGTTTCTTCTAGTTGTTTAAGCGCTTTCTTTCCTGCTTTGTAGATAAGTTTACAATCTTTTGGTTGAAGATATGCTTTAATTCCTTCGGCATAATTAAACGTAGGGTAATCATTCTTAGAATTTCCATCTGGAAGATGAATACCTATAGTGGCCATGGCATTAAAATAATTGATAGATAAGGCAGTCATGGTTTGATAATTTCTGCTAACGAAACCGAATGAATTACTATTGACTTGGTTTGATTTTTCATTGTTGAATTGAGGCATAATTATAAATCACTCCTTTAAAAGTTTAATCTTGTGTTATTATATAAATTATATTCTACATCACCTACTTTCTACATATATAATATATATTTTATTATAAAAACATACTAATAAACTTATTTAGCTAAAAAGGAGGAGGTATTTGATTTGGACTCTCAGCTATTTACATGGGAATCTTTGGCCACAATAAGTAGTATTTCATTATTAATATATCTCATTGTACAAAATACTAAAAAATTGGTTGATAGATTAAGTATATGTATTCCAACGGATTTCTATACTATTATAATATCATATATTGTCTTACTATTAGTAAATGGCGCACGTGGAACAGATATGAATGATTGGAAACCTTATGTGCTATGCTTATTTAACTCATTTTTAGTTGCCAGTTTAGCTGGTCATGTTCATCATAAATCTGTCAATCCTCCAGTATTTTTTAAAAAACCAGATACTAGTTCTGATACTATAATACAAGATAATACAAACCCAGATTCAAAAACTGATAAAGTATAACTCATATGAGTTATACTTTATTTTCTATTTTATTTATACCATAATAATAAGTATATTATTAATATGTAAAGGTAGGAACATAGATGAAACTACTTTATATTACCCCAAATTTAATCAATATGTCTATCTATATGACTAATATCTTAAATGGTAATTACAAAAATAATAATACACAAATAGATCCTGTGTTATTTAAACATTCTTTTGCTATAATAAGAATAGATAAAGATAATGATATACAAAATGAAATGTTTAAATTTATACTATCAAATAATAATCAAAATGTATTAATTGAGACACAGACTTATTATTATCTTAGACTGTCTATTTCTAATATTCTAGATATAATATATACAGAAATTGATAATACATTTAAAGATAATCTAAGTTCATTACTGACTGATATATTATCATTTATTAACTCAAATTCTACTAAAAATCTTCGTGGTGATTATATATCATATCCAATAAATTATGTTCATAAGTTGGAGTTTAATATAATACACGATATTAAATATCTAGTCACTAGATATTTTAATATATTACAATCTAATGATGAGATATCTAGGGAAGATTTAAATAAATTATTTCATATTACTATTCATTTTAAACTTCCTATATATTTAATAAGAGAATTATATAGAACTTTTAATATAATATCAGACTCAAACTATTCCACCTATACTCTTGAGTTTGATAAAATTCAATATAATAGATCTAAAAAGTGTTTAAAATTATCGTCCTTAATTGATAAAAATTCAATTGATATTAATGCTGATGCAATACTCGTTAATACGACACAAGATAGGTTAATAACTAATATGCATAATATATATAGATCTCATATCGATAGTGAGTATTATGAATCAGAACTCCCATTAAGTACCCTATCTGATGTATTTATAAGCTTAAGCTTAGATGAATTATCTAAATTTTCTGACAATACTTATATATATGAGAATAATAAACTATATACCTATATGAAATCCGTAATATGGATATTATTGAGTTCATATAATATGGAGTATATTTTATTAGATAAAATAAGAGGATAAATGGTATTTAGACTAAATAACACTTAAATAATGTCTGAATTATATATTATATACACGAAAGGAGATACTATAGATGAAAATTCCAAAAATAAATAAGAATCTACAATCTATCTCAGATAATGAGGATATAATTGAAGATATAGATATAGAATTATTAAAACGAGTCGAATTTGAAACTGATATAGATCCAGAAGATGAAAAGAATTTCTCTAAAGCAGTTAAGAAAATAAAGATATTAGTTAGAGATTCATTTGAATATAAGTCATTAGTTAGCTTTCTAAAAAAGCATATGAGTATGGATTCATCATTTTTATATAAAAATATTAAAAATACACAAGAAAAGAAGTTCTCTATTGAGATTCACCACTCGCCTTTCCCGATGGAGGATATTATAGTAATTGTAATTTATAAAAGACTATCAAACAATGAGTCATTAGTATATACAGATATAGCTGATGAAATTATGTATCTACACTATACAAATATGATTGGTTTAGTTTCCCTAGATAAAACATTACATGCTCTTATTCATTCAAATATGTGTCCTGAGGTATTTATCCCTCTTCAACACATTACCTTCGGAGAACCGCATGATTTCTTCAAAGCATATAAACAATATATCCCAGAAAATATTAAAGTATCATATTCATATCTACAGGAACTATCTATGAAATATGAGAATATTAAGGATATCATACCTACTTATTTAAAAATTAAAAAATTATATTATCGTGGATTCATTAAAATAGATGAGTTTGAAAAGTTACTAGATGAAATGGCAGAATCTGAATAAAAATAGATCTAGGAAGAGAAATCAATCTCTTCCTAGATTTTATTTTATAAAGTAAAAAGAGGAGGGTCTATATTATGAGCAATATTCTTGCTAGATGTTATTATGGTGCCCAGGATTTATATCACGGAATTCCTGAATTAAAAGATGCTGTCATAATTGATGTAATTCGCGACGCTGACTCTAAAGATTATAGAACAACACTAGTACTCAAGGATGTTCATGGAACTATCCACCATATTACAATAGCTCAAGCAAATTAGAGGAGGAGTTTTACTATGAGAGTTGGAACTACTGTTAAAATACGAGAAAATTTAGTTGATGGTCAAAAAGTTGGCCAATTTACATTTAGGAGTTATATGGAAAAGTATAGAGGTAAATATGCTAAAATTACCAGAATAACGGAGCCGCTTAGAGGTGAAAAGATGCAAGAAATATTACTAGATATCGATGGCGGTTTAAATTATTGGGATATCACGATGTTTGCAGAATTTATTGACTGCGATGATAAAAAAGAAGATAAGAAAATTAATATTTATAAAAGCATTAAAGGAGGTAATGCATGTAATGTTATTCGAAATTTTTACCGACGGATCGTCAATTATAAACACTGAGAAAAAGATTAAATCATGCTCAGCATCATTTAAAATCTATATAAATAATAAAAAAATAGCTGAAGGAAATAAGTTCTTTAAAGATGGAACTAATAATTTCGGCGAAGCATATGCTATACTATTTAGCTTAAAGACATTTGAAAAAATGATTAAAAAAGTTGATAGTAAAATATTATCATATCCAATAAGTATCAATGTATATTCTGATTCTTTAATATCAGTACTTGCTTGTCGTGAATGGATATATAAATGGATTATATCACAAAAGAATGGAGTTTTACGAACGTCTGATGGTTCTATTGTGGCAAATCAAGAGATATTTAAAGAGATCCACGATGTATATTTAAATAATATTTTATTTAATATAAAATTTATACACATATCTAGCCATGTAATAGATTCTAAGGAGTATATAAAAAATATTAAAGATTTAATAGATATATATTCTAATAATAAGGTAGTTGATATTTCTAAGGACTTATTTATACCTAAGAAATTTAAAATAGCAAAAGAGAAATTTAAAAAGAAAAATGGATATGAGATACCCAATGTAGAATTTTTACGACTGTTAGTTTATAACTATACTGTCGACAGATCTGCAAGTTTATGTTTAAAACATGGTCTTGGGAGTTGATATAGTATGAGTAAGTCTAATAAGCAAAAAAAGCTAAATACGAAGATTAAACGATTAAATGGCGATCTGTATGATAATAATAAACATATAACCCGTGAGGAGTTTGTTATATCTAAACTATCTAAACGAGTTAAGCAATATTATATTAAATTATCAGAGGAGAGAAAACTTGCATTTATACGGTATATAATAAAGCAAGATGATTGGCAAATTACTATGAACTTAGAAGAATTATCTGTAAAAAATACCGTGCCTGTGCTATGTTCGAAAAAATGTAAATCTATAGCTGAATTAATAGATAATATAAAGAAAGAAAAGAAGAGTATCAAAAAGAAAGAAAGGAAATATATATTAAAATCCAAATCTGGCCTAATTACATTATTGAATCCAGAAGCATATGATCATACACTACTATCTAAAAAGAACTATAGAAAATATTTAAAAAAGTTAGCTAAAGATGAACAAGAAGCTCCGAGCGTGGAATTAGACTGTACATTAAAAAATTTTAAAAAAGAATTAATGAAAAATAATAATGTTAATGGTGCTGTTATGGATAGCTTCTATAACAAATTTGGATATTAATATGATGGATACCGCATCTAAGTATCCATTATTACATGTAACTAAATTACAATATGTTAAATCTATACTATTAACTGGAATTAAACCGAATACTCCATTATTATCACATCATAATATAGCTTTTAAGAAATTAATTCCAAACTATATAGACTCTTGTATTTATACCTGGTTATCTTCTATTAATAATATCAAGTATTTAAATGACTTTGTATTTTATAAAATGTATGGTGAATTATGTAATAAAAAACTAATAAATACAACAAGCGATACAGAGTATCAAACAATGCTAGAAAAACTAAAATATATGAGATATAATATTGGAATTGAAGATGCCCAATATGTTATACTCGAAATAGATAGAGGGTTTATATTCAATTTAACTAATCAAAGTGTATTACATGCTCAAACAAATGATATGAATGGATTTCATAATATGCCTGATAAATATTGCCATAATGATAAATTAATCACAATATTAACAACTCCAAGAATATTGCCAACTCAAATTAAAGTGGCTGGATTGATAGACTGTAATCTTGGAAAATATGATATTGAAATACGTCATAGATCCAAAATACATCTTCCATTATATGCCAGACACTATAATCCAAATAAGAGTATCGAGTATCTTTTAAAATAGATTATATATTATATATGTAGATACAAATAAATATTTTAGGGGGAATATATAATGAATATACTAAATAAAATTATGCCAGAGGAAATTCTAGAAAAAATTGGAAATATTGTGGAAAGGCCTATTAATCAGATTGAAAAGATTGAAAAGTATGAAAAAATATTAAAACCATTCGGCTTTAAATATGTCGACAGTGGGACTAACCGGGTGGTATTTTCTCATAAAAATTATCCAAAAGTTGTTTTTAAAATAGCGTTGGATGAGCAGGGATGTCTGGACAATCTCAATGAAAATGAAAAGTCTGATAAATCGGTGTATTTTCCAGATTCGCACGATATAGATTTAAATGGTTATATCTTATGCCAACAAAAGATTTCAATTTTATTCACATCTGAGTCATTCAATAAAGATGGTATACAAAAGAGAATGCGATTAATGTTAAAAGACTTAGATAAGGAGGGTTTTATTCTTGTAGACCTAGGGATGGACAAACACAAAAATTATGGAATGGATAAAGATGGAAATATATTCATTATAGATTTTGGATATATTGAATATAAATCTCTTGGAAATTTCAATTGTCCACATACTAGATATAAGAGTGATGATAAAGTTAAATATTGTAAGGGTCAGCTACATTATACTAAAGATTATACAATGGTAAAATGCGATGAATGCAATAATAAGTTCAATGTAAATGTGGTGTTGGAGGGATATACGGAAAATAAGTATGCAGTGCCTCCAACTAAAAAAGAATCGTTTGTCGCATCTGATAATCTTCAAGATTTCTATAAAAATTTTAATACAACTAGAGATCGTAAAACATTAACTAAGTATGTCGAGATTTCACATACGTCTAAAGAATTTGAAATTGGGAGGGATACTAATATGCAACCATCATTAAAGGATCGATTCTTGAGGAAAATCAAAGAATCGAATACTCAAGAAAATAGTATTATACAGGATGTTATAAAAAGAGATACGCGTCCGCCGCAGCATATACCATATGAAACTATTGAAAAAGATATCGATGTGATATTTGAGCATACACAAGAAGTCTTTCAAATACCGTCGGTTAGTTCTTTTAGTCCTAGGATATCCAACATGGCTTCTAGGCCAAAACCAATAATTACTACAACAGAGACATTTGAATCATTTATTAACTATTTTAAAGAAGATGAGCAGGATCTAACTAGATTTGTTCAATTCTTATTTAATAAAATTCCAGCAATTAGAAATCGCTTCATAGTAGATACCAGCCAATTAGGAAGTGATGATATGGTAGTTACAAACTTTGTAGAAAATTCTAGTAGTTTACAAAATGTAGCAAACTTCATTTTAGATATATTTAAGCAGTATCCTGAGATATTAGCAGAAACAGAATATAGTACAGCAACTCTCAATACGGATAAGGTTGAAAATGCACAAGCATCTATAACCTATAATGGTATTCAATTAATTGTGCCAGATCCTGAAAGTAGTCTTATTCAGATCTATGTTCCATTAGATACTATGACTAAAAATCCAACATTATGCTTTCAAAAAGATGGAATATCATATTATGTCGATATAGTAGAACATGCAAATCAATTACGATCTTCTTCATCGTTGATCGGAGAAGAGGGTGTTGATAAAATTATTACAACTATGGTCATAAACGACTATGACACATTTGATGGAAATTACACTTCTGAATATGCCAAATTAGACGGTGTGTATGGTGATGAGTAACTATATTTATTATTAAATATAGTTATATATTATATTAATAACACACTATCATAATTAAACCAAAATAAGAGGAGGAAATGATTAAAATGATTATTCTAAATGAGGAACAGTTTGGGAAATTTACAAGTAATAGTAGGGTTCTTGAAAACAGCTATGTTTACCTAATATCGAGGGATCTAAAGCCGATCGACGGCGAAGATGGAAAGCTCCTCGGTAACGATAGTCTAGCCACGTTATGTCCATCAGAAGCTCTATATGGGCAGCTGATCGATGGTTCTATCAATAATAAAACATTTGCAAAGAAATATATTAAAGAATTAAAATCATATGAAAATAAGTTTCTCATGTATACCATTATGCGAGCATTCAATGAGAAACAATTTCTCCCAATATTTATCTGCTCCGATGCAGAGTGGGAAACTAAGTATCTAAAGATTTTCGCAAGCTATATCACAAAAGTATTCGGAATTAAGCCGATAAAGGCCAACAAATATAGAAAGACTGTATCGGCTATTTATAAGAAAACTAAAAAGGTTAATAAGCGGCGGAAAAAAGTTTTCCGGAAAATGTTGGTTGATTATATTAGAGACAATGCCCAATTATCAATGGACGGCATTGAGCTCCTTGAGTCGCTCGATAAAGCATTTGCTATTGATCGGATTGCCATCCTAATTAATCAATCCGATATTACCGATAAATCAATTTCGAAAAAATCAGTTATCAAAGCTATTCAGCTATATGCTAGCTGCAATAAGAAGTCTGCCAAGTTAGTTAAATCTGTTATGAAGAAACTGAAAGTGTCTAAGAAGATAAATCGATGGTCTGGACAAATCGCATACGAGGTTGCGCTGACGATTTATTCAGAGATCCATTCTTCTGATAAGTAAATAATATTTATAGGGTAGGGATAGTTTATATAAACTATCCCTCTTTATTATTTTTTTAAGAATGGTGGGCTCGATATTGATAACGATTAAATTATTAGATGATTTAACTTTAGATAATAAATTATGGAAAAGAGATCTATATGTACAAGATATAGATTATATAATTAATTCTAATATATATGAGTATGATATTAAAAGAGCCGGATTCAATTTGATACAGTATTATGAGTTATTAGATGATAAAACTATTGAATATCTGGCATCTCTTCAAAAAGATGAACAAACGCGTCGTATTGGATTATTAAGAAGAGATGATGTTCAATTAAATAAGGAATTGTCTAAAGCATTTGAAAATATGCGAAAGAAATTCTTTATTGATAATAAAATAAAAGATCATCAGGTTTTATCGATAAAGAAAGATGCGATATTTATAATAAATAAAGTATGTGAAAAATGCTCATATAGAAATATTGAATTTATTCTTAAAAATAGATACACATCATTCCATAAGTTTAATAATATTGAATTTTATTATCGGAATACAACAAAAGATATAGCTATTAAGGGTATAAATGATTTAAAGTTAAAAAACCATAAAGATTATATGTTATCATTCCTAATTGATATTTTTAATTCATTGGAAGTATCTAGTAATGATCGTACAGTATATAAACTAAAAAAATTCGCATCATTATATAAGACAAATCAGCTACCAATTGAGTATTATAGAGAATTAAATTCAGATTCATTATTTAATCTAGTGGTAGATAATAAAAACATTAAAGCTGATGACTATATAAAAGGGTTTGAAATAGATAAAAGTCATAACTATATAATGTATATATTAAAGCTAATACAACGATTTTTCTTTATCTAAAAGTACCCGCATTAGCTTCAATAATCAATTATATATTATATATGTAGTAACAAGTTAGTATATTCTATAAATTAATTAAAAAAGAGGAGAGATGTTAAATGAAAAATCAACAAAATGGTTCTACAAGTTTTAAAGATGCTTACAACAAAGCAAAGGGTGCTGCTCCAGTCGCTCAATCACAGAAAAAGGTTATTAACGTAATCGACATCGATGAGTCTTTCTCCCAGTATACCAAGGAAAATCCGTACCACAATTTCGGATACGCCCTGTGGGTAAATACAATTGGCAAACTTATCTGCCTTCGCGATGCTGATCTGTACAAAAAGAATGCGCCTTTTTACACATTCTTCTATGAGCCTGGTACTGTTCACATCGTTAGCGGCGCTTCAAAATATGTCTTCTTCCGCGGACGTACGTTTCAAGATTTCCTTGAAAAATACGGGATTGATCGGGTTATCAAAGCTGATCCGAATGGTGAGTATCAAGCACGTGAAGGCGTCAACCGGTATTGGCAAAATAACTTTAGCATCGTTACAGATGGTGAAGTTACTGAATTGCCAAAGTCTAATATCTTCTCAAGTGAGGAACCCGTTATCGGCATGAAGTTTGCAAATGCGTATTTCCGCATCAAAAATGCAACATTTGCCTTATTTACTCAACGATCCATGAAGCTGGAGAATGATACCGTTACTCAAATTACCCAGCTTGTAACATCAAGCGATGTCATGGGAATTGGCGCATTGCTAGACAAAATGAATCTCAATGATGAGGTTGGAGATGCGAACAATTATGCTGAACCAGCCGATCAAGTCGACAAAGGCTAATTTGGTTTGAGCCTCTGATATAATAACTGATATATGTTAGCTGACGGCAACCATCAATGTTGCTTGCGACTATATCAGTTATTGATTATAGGTTTAAATAAATAAGATATATTAGTATAACTCCATTTATGCTAATAGAAAGAAGGTGTGTGTTACGGTTATTACAAAAATTGATAGTATTATATAGGATTGTCGCACCGGGCCGCCAGCCGATCGATATTGGATAAATATTTAATATCGATCAGGCAATGTACGCTTGAAAATTGGTAGGTATACTAAAATAGTAAATTTAATGCAACTATATGGAGTAATAGGGGGAGCTGGAAAATTCCAGCTCCCCTAATATTATTTTAATCTTTTTTTTCTTTCAGTTTCAACATACTTAACAAATATCAATCTCATCTTTTCATATATTGATGTATATAATCTATCTTCCCCATAAAAAGTAGTCATATATTTTAAATAAAATATAGGCATATTAGAAAAAATTTCTTTACATACATATGAAATACCGTCTATTACAAAATTGGAATTGATATTAAGTTCATCTTCTTTAATGAATTCTTTGCCTTTAATTTCTTCTATATATTTTGTCATATATATACTTATAGTATGATTCAACCATGTTTCATAATTTGATATTATTTCAGAACTAAAGTTAATCATCTCGACTTGTTTATTTTTATATCTTTTATAAATTTGATTGAGTATCGTAGATATTGCATTAATACATGCATATATTACGATACATTTAATAATATAATCCACATTTACCACCTCTTTATTATTAATATCATTGATATGTCTTATCTACTATTTTTTTACATATTTCTTTACTAGATCTAGTATTTCATATATTCCATTATCTGTAGCACTGAATGTTTTAGATAAATCTAAATATTCTTTTATTATTCCAATATGCTCTTTACTTACACCTTTTTTATACTTTTTTAAGAATTTTTCTAATTGTCCAAATCCTTGTTTAAATGATACAAATATTGATCCGTTTTCTGCAGCTTCATGGCATGTTTCACATAACATTACTAGCTGTATATGATGCTTTTCATGCTCGATTAATACCTTATTTGCAACTATAAAGCTATTAACCAGCTTCTCTTCAGCTAATAAGTGATCTGTGACAATAGTACATATATCAAACATACTAAATATTGGCCCATGGTGCATTTCTATTGGGGCCATTTCAGAGTTTATACCATGATGAAATTGGCATTTATCTAATCCTATTTTATATAGTTCTGATTTATAATTAGTATATCTCAAATCATGCCTAACTGTTGATTTAACTTTATTGATGAATTGACAAAATAGTTCATAATCTGATAGATCCTTTCTAGTTAAATAGTATTTTAAAACTGCTTCACTATCTACTGCTATAATTTTAGGATTTTTAGTTCCAACTGTTTCAAATTGATCCATATTTCAATGCCTCCTACTTTAAAGTTTATGTATTATATTTATATCTGGAAAACAAAAAGATAATATAGTTTATTACTTGTTTAATATAAATAAGGTAGGTGATAGCATGGATGACTTATTACTCGATCAAGCATATGTCATGGGAATTTCTAATGATTTAATAACTTTTATATCTAGTATTATAATAAAACGGGAGGATCTAGCTTCTAAATATGAAACATTGAATACTTTAAAAAATTATGATTTATATCTATCAGCATATACTAAAACAGACAGATTCGAAACATATGAAACATTCGATGAACAAGTACTGATTGACGCTGGATTGACGACAGAAGAAGTGGCATTAGCATTACAATTTAAAATGAATATACCAAGCGATAAGAGAGATGCTGTCGTTTTATTGCAAAGAGCCAAAATATTGGATGAATATATCGAATCTAATAACTATTATAGAATGCTGTATGGATTACCTGCAAACGAAGACTACTTAAATATTTATATTGAAGATACAATAGTTGGCGTTAATACAACACTACCAGTTCATAGTATGTCTAGTAGTGAGATAGATATATTATCGGCATTAGGATATATAGATAAGTTAATAGTGCAATATCCAACTCGTCCATATCTAAGATATCTTGGAGATAATAAAATTAATTTTATTATAGCTAGAACAGCTAAAAGGTTTGAAATTATACAATCTGGAGAAATGTCTAATATATTCATTAAAAATCGATTTAATATAAATTATGAACTATCCAGGGCATATATATTAAATAACTATTATAAAAAAAGATTTTCGATAGATCAAACATATTTTGATGCATATATAGGATTCATTATATTAATTAATAGTATTGTAATGACTATTAATGAATCACTAGATATATTTAATAAGAAAGAATATTTCAATGAAGTAATGGTTAAAGAAATATTACAGTCCCACAATCTTAATATATTTGATGATATACCATTATCATATAGAAGAAAAATAGTGGATAATATAGAATCATTGATTGTGTCTAAAGGAACTGATGAAGTTCTTTTTAAGATATTTAAAATATTTGGATTCGATGATATCTCAGTCAAGAAGTTCCTACTAATAAAGCAACATAAAAAAGATATTAATGGAAAGTATATATTTAGCTATGAAGCGGATCTCGTTACTCCAAAATATAATGAGATGTTTGATATCGAATTTGCACAAGTTGATATTAAGTCAACTAACATCGATGCCGAAATACGAAAGCCGGAAAATAAGTTAGTATATACAGATATAACTAATAATGATATATATTGGGGTGGCTATGAGACTGACGAGGCCATAAGACAAAAACTACTTAAAGAAAATTTTAACTATATCAATACTGATTATATCAATATCGATATTGCATATGCATTATCTAACTTATCATTTGAAGTTACATATTTCTTTTCAATGTGTTTGGCATTGAAGGATTCCTTTAAAAAACTGCTATTAATAGAACCAATATTTGGACAAGAAATTAGTTTATTTTATTCGATAACTATGCTAACAGCATTATTAAGTAAAAAATCTGGATTTACCGGAAATATAATAACAAATCCTGAAGATATTGCAGTTATTTATAAATTTAATTTTGATAGAAGTTTAACCGAAATAAATAATATAATGAAAAAATATGGGTATACATCATCTTCAAACTATGCTCCATTGTTGCCTACTAGTGAGTATACTAAGACATCGGATCTAGTAGATCTATATTTTAGAAATAAAGAGATATATGATCTATTGGTTAAAGTAAAAACATCTACTCGCAATTATAAGGAATATCTAGCAATACGAAATTTATTAGAATATACAATGCAATCAAAACTATCTTCTAATGTTTATAAAAAATCAGATGGTTCGATTGCAACGACATATATAGATTATTTATATGATGAAAATATATTAATAGCTAATTATATTGAGACAATAGCTATCTCCGATATCGATTCTGCGGTATTAAAAATATTAACAGCATTGGAAGATTACATTCAAACTGACAGATTTCAATATTTATTTTTAAATATATCATCATCATCTGGAAGTGATGTATTTATGAAATATATATTGAAAATACTATCAGTATTTAAAGCATTTACTATTAATATATTCTCAATGACCACTACATATAATATTGATAGCTATCTAAATAATATTAAAATAATAGATAAAAACTATACTGAAGGTAATGTATTCTCGCATAATAATATAACACTGACAGACACATTGCAGGTTAGTACAACTTTAACTTCTGAAGAGCGGTTTTTAATCAACGATAAATTGGAAATTATAGACTCATTAGAGTATTTATAGAATAATATGAAAAGGGGATTGTTAATATGGGCGAGATTATAGAAAAATTAGGATTATCAGAGGAACTTTTCATAAATGGAAAGCTAGAATCCTCAAGAGGAAAACACGAATCTAAGCTCATAGGCGTTGTTGAAGTATATAATGGATTAACTGGTAGTAAACTATTTACATTTAATGATGTTATATTACCAGGAGCAACTTATGTATTAGAGCAGTTTTTTAAAAAGAGATCGACCTTTGCAATGACAACACTATCTACCGATCTTGGAATTAAAGCAGATATTGCTATTACACAAGAAAATCTTAAAAATGAATTAACATTTGGGTTTGTTGTCGGAATTGGTGGAAGTGATTCTGCCAATCTGATTAAAGCTGTTAAGTTTAAAGATAAATCTGTAGATACTATTGTTCCATTACGAGTTGTTCCAATTACTGCTGACTTATCTGCATCAGATCAAGCAAAATATGCTCTAAAGAAGACTGTCGGTTCCAATTATTATTATTATGCTAAAAAATTTGATACAGATATCGTAATACGTCATCTATTTACAGATGGAACTGAGATACCTCCAAATATTAATGAGACTGATACAAATCTTGGGCTATTAGTATTTGGAGAAATGGTATTTACAATCTCGACTGCTGATTTAAGAGAATATTTTATAAATGTATACGGAAATATTGATAATTGCAGATTTAATTCTATTGGTCTAGTTACAGGATTCTTAGATGGTACTGACTATGCCGGAGTTAGAGTAACAACTAAAATAAATTTAAGAGACTTATACCTATCTAATAGCGAAAATTATTTTCGTTTTATCTACAAATTATATAGCATTTAATGTATAAAAGTTATGAAATATGATCGCTAAAAAAGGAGACTTGAGGATATGAGACTATTGACTAATGCTGAAATAGATGAAGTATTAAAAATACGCCATACAGATATTACAAATACCCTATTTAAATCGTATTTTGGACGAACTATTAAACATCCTATATCTAGATTTAAAGTAACTGATTATTTTCATATCCCAGAAAATACTTGTAGTAATAATATAGCTGGAGTAACTACTATTGCATTATATCTATTCAATAGATTGGTAACTGACAAATATCTATCGGATATTGTTGGTTATGTTAATGTACCAGTTACTAATAAAATTATGAAAAAAATCTATGAATTAATATCACAAGCATTCTATGCCAATAAGATTATATCTGAACAATTTTTTGAATTAATCGATATTTTTGAATGGTTAGGTGGATCTGATATATCAGAACTAATAAATGTGTCATTTTCTAGTAAGATGTTTTCATTACCTCCAGATATACAAAAACGTCGAGAAGAATTATTTGATAAATATGATAAAGAATTTAAAGCTGGTGATGTCATAATAGCATCTAAGGTTGAAAAAGAATTAATAAATTTATCAAAGGATTATATGTCAAAATTGCCAGAAAATGATAATTTTGCATCTGGCTCTAAACTAGATTTTGAAAATCACTATAAAACAATGGTATTAATGAAAGGTCCGATATTAAATACTGGAACTGGAAAATGGGAGATAGCAAAATCAAATTACGATACTGGAATATCTAAGGAAGAATATTCGTTATTTGCAAATAGTGCAACCTCTGGAATATATAGTCGGGCAAAGGGTGTTGCTGTTGGTGGATATGAAAGTAAAAAGATTATAGCAACATTGCAGGATGTTTCGATAGCTGAGGAAGGCTCTGATTGTAAAACGACTGATTATCTAGAAATATTAGTCGATCCATATTTTAAAAATGAATTATTATATTTGTATATGGTTGAAGGTACAAAACTTAAACTATTAACTCCAGATAATTTTGATCAATATGTGTGGAAGAAGATAAAATTTAGGTCGCCTATGTATTGCAAATGGGAAGTTCCTAATATCTGTAGTAAATGCGTTGGAACTCATCCATATACATTAGGAATGACTACTATAGGATTAGCAACCACCAGGATAAGTGAAACGCTCAAAACTAAGAGTTTAAAATCATTCCATGAAAAGACAGTCCATCTTTATAAAATCACATTAGATGACTTATTTAAATAATAATAAAAGAAGATAGTAATTAAACTATCTTCTTTTATTATTATTCGATATAGGTGAGAATTTTAATTATATATTATATATCTAGATTATATATAAGGAGAGTGTTTGAAATGTTAATAACTATTGGCGATCTAAACACAATTTTGGAAAATCATAATAGATGGTTAAGCGATAATCGAATCGGCATTCGGGCTGACTTGCGCAAGATGGATTTATGTGGGGCAAACCTACGTAAAGCTGACCTGAAAAAAGCCGACTTACGAATGGCAGATTTACGTTGGGTTAATTTAAGTGAATCAGATTTGACTGAAGTAGACCTAAGTGGGGCAAATCTGCATAAAGCAAATCTGAATGGGGCCGATATAGGCAGGGCCAATCTAAGCGGGGCCAACCTGAGTGAGGCAAATCTGCATAAAGTAAATCTGAATAGGGCAAACCTGAGTGGGGCAAACTTGCATAAAGTAAACCTAAATGGGGCAAACCTGAGTGGGGCAAATTTGGATGCTGCAAATCTAAGTGAGGCCGACTTATTCTGGGCAGACTTAAGTAATTCGAATTTGCATAAAGCAAGTCTACATGGGGCAAACCTAAGTGTTGCAAACTTAGGTGGATCAAATTTAAGCTGGGCAGATCTAGGTGGTGCAACTTTGATTAGAGTAAACTTAAGTGGTTCAAATTTGATTGGGACAGATCTGAGCAATGTTGATCTAATTGGCGTAGATCTAAGTGGTGTAAACTTAAATGATGTAATTTCAGATAAAAGATATATCAGTATCTCCCTCATTGGTAGCCGAAAAGGAACATCTGTCTATTGTTTCAATAATGATCATATATGGTGTGGGTGTTTCAAGGGAAGTTTGGACGATTTCGAACAGGCTATTACTAAAACACATGCAAATAATAAACAAGCTCTTAAAGAGTATATCGGAATGATTCAGTATATTAGAAGTCTTATTTAAGTATAAAAAAAGATAGCATCTAAGCTATCTTTTTTTACATATTCATAAACTAATTATATATTATATATGTAGATCAACAGAAAGTGAGGTTATTACACTAATGAAGGAAATTATTAGAAAGGTATTTGAACACTATAATTCTTTAAATTTATCAAATTTTAGTATCAATATCGATTCACTTCAACGAGATACTATGTTTAGGGTTAACTTTATCAATTATAATATAGTAAGAATGAAAAGTTGCACTGTGGATATTGATAAGATTGATTACTATATCAAGACAAATTTTAATATTATAGAAAAATATATACTTAAAAAAGAAGTATATATATTATTTGCAGAAGCTATTGTTATATTCTTACACACACTATCCGATAAATTGACTATAATTAAACAAAATAGGTTATATGATGATGCAGTAGCTATATTATTCAGTAATGGAATAGATGATATTCATAATATAGTGGATTCATTTTTAAAAAATCTATATACTGAAGTAATACAAAAATGTGATACAACTGGACGAGTGTACTCATATCCACGAGATGGACATAGTTCATCATTATTTAGAAAGTATAAAAGATACACACTTAAACGATTTTACTATGTTATATATTACAATTTCGATAGTTTACTAATACATTAAAAAGGGTGGTGTTTTTATTGATAGAAACTATGTCGAATGGTGATGTTATAGATTTTGGAGATACTAAACAGTTTAAGCTTCCAAAAATAACGAGATATTTTGATAAGTATGATAGTGTAATTAAAAAAGAAAAATTAGTTAAAGCTAATCTAGATAAGATATCAGATTCTAGATTAAAGAAAGGTAAAGACTTTTTAATTACAAATCATATAAGTGTAGATAAGAATGGAAATAAAACTGAAGATGGTATATTTTCTCCAAAGTTTGGATTTAGCCAATTTGATGATCAGGCTGGGACGAAAGATTCATATAGATGCTATTGTGGAAAATTAACAGGGGCTATTTACCTAGATGAATTATGTCCAAACTGTAATACTAAAGTTAGTTTTGCTGATGCCGATTTATCAATTATGGGTTGGATACCATTGAATGAATATGTTGTAATTAATCCAGCTATGTATACTCATTTGGAATCTCTTATTGGTAAAGAAGAATTATATAGTATATTACATTTAACTTCTGCAAAAATGAATGTCGATGGGATAGTTCAAAAGGATATAAATCCGGATAAACCATATGCCGGAATAGGAATGATGGCCCTATATCAGAATATAGATGAAATCTTAAAATTCTATGTGACTAAAAATTCTAAGTATTCTAACCACTATAAACTATTGATAGAATATAAAGATTCAATATTCACGCATCATATACCAGTCTATAGTGCGATAATAAGACCAAGAATAGAAAGTAATGAAAAAATACGATTATTTCAAGCAAATAAGATATATGATACGATAATGAATCAGTATAACTTAATAAATACCGAAGTTGGTAATATGTTTACTATATTACCTGTATTGTATGAAATACAAACAGAATTTAATGAATTGTATGATATTATCATAGATAGCTATTCTGGAAAAGATGGATTATTTAGAGCAAATATGGGAGGAATAAGAATTGATTACGGTTCCAGAAGTGTAATTGTAAACGGAAAAGATTTAAAGCCAGATGAAATTGATGTTCCATATATTACAGCGATTACATTTTTAGAATTAGAATTGATATACCTATTAGAAT